TGCCGCCTGAATCAGGCCCCACGCCTCAAGGGTTGAATATTAACTATAATACTGTTAAAACAGTGAAGGAGAAAAGAAATGGTAGACAAAATAGACAAGTCACTAACACAGGAACCAAGAAAACAACTTAACATTCCCCCTCAAGCAGAGGTCGAGGAATTACAAGAAGAAATTATAACTCAAGAGCAAGAAGCTAAAGGACCTGTTGAAATAGAAGAAGCAGAAGATGGATCGGTTACAGTTGACTTTGATCCTAATGCCGCTTCACCAGAGGGTGGTGATGAACACTACGCAAACTTAGCAGAATTTTTAGAAGATCATGTTTTAGATGAATTAGGATCTGACCTAACTCAAAAGTATGAAGATTACAATGCCTCAAGAAAAGATTGGGCAAAGAGTTATACAACAGGTTTAGATCTTTTAGGTTTCAAGTACGATATGAGAACCGAACCATTTCAAGGAGCTTCAGGTGCAACCCATCCAGTATTAGCGGAAGCTGTTACACAATTTCAAGCATTAGCTTACAAAGAATTATTACCTGCAGACGGTCCTGTAAGAACACAAGTGATCGGCGTGCAGACACCAGAAAAACAACAACAATCTGAAAGAGTAAAAGATTATATGAACTATGAGCTCATGGAGAAAATGAAAGACTATGAGCCCGACTTCGACCAACTGCTTTTTTATTTACCTTTAGCAGGTTCTGCTTTTAAAAAAGTTTATTACGATGAACTTGAAGCAAGAGCGACATCGAAGTTTGTTCCGGCGGATGATTTGATTGTTCCGTACTCAGCTACCTCATTAGAAGATGCGGAGGCAATCATACACCGGATTAAAGTTTCTAAAAACGATTTAAGAAAACAACAAGTTGCAGGATTCTATAGAGACATAGAGTTAGGAACTCCAGGCTATCTGGAAAACGATGTGGAGAAAAAAGAAAGAGAACTAGAAGGTCAAAGAAAATCTAAAGATGATGACATTTATACTTTATTAGAATGTCATGTAGATTTGGACCTAGAAGGTTTCGAAGATCAAGATCAAGAAACAGGTGAACCAACAGGAATTAAACATCCATATATTGTAACAGTAGAACTTGCTACAAGAAAAGTTTTAGCTATTAAAAGAAACTATGAAATAGGTGATCCTAAAAAAGAAAAGATACAATACTTTGTACACTTTAAATTTTTACCAGGTCTAGGTTTTTATGGCTTTGGTTTAATTCATATGATTGGTGGTTTATCTAGAACTGCAACAGCAGCATTAAGACAGTTGCTAGATGCCGGAACCCTGTCCAATTTACCAGCAGGATTTAAGATGCGTGGTATTAGAATTAGAGATGATGCACAATCAATTCAACCAGGTGAGTTTAGAGATGTAGATGCACCAGGTGGAAATTTAAAAGATTCATTTATGATGTTACCATTTAAAGAACCATCAGCTACTCTATTAAACTTAATGGGTATTGTGGTTCAAGCTGGACAAAGATTTGCATCGATTGCAGATATGCAAGTCGGTGATGGTAATCAACAAGCGGCTGTTGGAACAACTGTTGCTCTTCTAGAAAGAGGATCAAGAGTTATGTCAGCGATTCACAAAAGAATTTACTCTTCATTAAAACAAGAATTTAAAATGTTAGCAAGAGTATTCAAGTTATATCTACCACCGGAATATCCGTATGATATAGTTGGGGGTCAAAGAACTATTAAACAACAAGACTTTGATGATCGGGTAGATATATTGCCAGTTGCCGATCCCAACATCTTTTCTCAAACTCAGCGTATTTCCCTCGCGCAAACAGAGTTGCAGCTGGCAACATCAAATCCGCAAATGCACAATCTATATCAAGCATATAGAAATATGTATGAAGCATTAGGAGTAAAAGATATTGATGTGTTGTTAAAAAAACCAGAGCAACCTGTACCATTAGATCCAAGTTTAGAAAATATAATGGCGTTAGGTGGTAAACCTTTTCAAGCTTTCCCTGGACAAGATCACAGAGCACACATTACTTCGCATTTAAATTTCATGGCAACTAATATGGCTAGAAATAATCCGATGGTTATGGGTGCAATGCAGAAAAATATTTTTGAACACATCAGTTTAATGGCTCAAGAACAAATTGAATTAGAGTTTAGACAAGAATTACCACAATTACAGCAGATGATGCAGATGGCACAGCAAAATCCACAGATGCAAATGCAGGCACAAGAGATGCAACAAAAGATTGAAGCAAGAAAAGCTGTGTTGATTGCTGAAATGATGGAAGAATTCTTAAAAGAAGAGAAGTTAGTAACCTCACAATTTGATAATGACCCTATTGCGAAGTTAAGAGCAAGAGAATTAGACCTTAGAGCAATGGATAACGAACGTAAAAAACGTGAAGGTCAAGAAAAAATCAACTTAGATCGTATGAAAGCGATGATGAACCAGCAAGAACACGAAGATAAGCTTGATCAAAACGCAGAATTAGCAAAAATGAGAGCTAATACTTCGATTGAAAAGACAATCTTGAGTAAATCTATTCCAAATGTGGATAAAATGATGCCAAGTGTCGAAATTGAAAAATATGAAGGAGAAAATAGATGAGAAAAAAGTTCCCAGACCTAACCGGTGACGGACAAGTGACAAAAGCAGACATTCTTAAAGGTAGAGGAGTGTTTAAAAAAGGTGGTAGTGGTAAATTTATTCAAAAAGCGATAAAAAAACCTGGATCATTAAGAAAATCTTTAGGAATTAAAAAAGGCAAAACAATTCCAGCGTCAAAATTAAAGGCGGCGGCTAAAAAAGGTGGAAAGCTTGGACAAAGAGCACGTTTTGCTATAACATTGAAGAAGTTAAGAAAAAAATAGGAGGACAAATGGCTGAAAAAGTAAATGCAAACAAAGCATTAGACATCAATAAAGATGGTTTCCAAAATGGTGGTATCGATATTGAAACTCCAGGTCAAAACTTGGAGAGAGATCCTAGAACTAAGACTTTAGCTGATGGTATGCAACCAAATGTAATACCAACAGGTGATGTAGTTGAAGTTAGAGGGACTAAAAGAATGCTGAAGTCGAAAAGTAAAAAAGCTACTTGGTATTAGTATGTGGTTATCTGCTATTAAATTAGCCGTTTCTGCAGGCTCAAAAATTTATGCTAACAAGCAAAAAGCAAAAGTCGCAATGTCGGATGCACAGTTGTTGCACGCCGAACGTCAAGCCCGAGGTGAGGAAGCTTACCAAGGCAAATTGTTAGAGGCACGTCAAAACGATTACAAGGACGAATTCGTTCTTATAATTTTGTCGGCGCCCATAATTGTACTGGCCTGGGGAGTCTTCAGTGACAATCCAGTTGCTATGGAGAAGGTAAAAATCTTCTTCGAGCATTTTGCGGCACTCCCGACGTGGTTTTCGACTTTGTGGATCCTTGTCGTCGGAAGTATTTTTGGTATAAAGGGTACACAAATATTTAAAAACGGAGGAAAAAAATAATGAGACAAAATGGAGTGAGACCTGCACGATTCAGATTTAAAGTTGGTGGACGTGTTGGAAAAATGGGTGGCGGAAAAACTATTTCTGGCACTGCAAGAAAAGATGAAGCTTCTGGTTTTTATTCACCAGACATGGGAATGAGAGGCGGAGCTATGTATAAAAAAGGAGGCGCTGTGAAAAAGAAAAAAATGAAACAGGGTTACAAAGATAGAAAAGATGAATCTATCGCTATGAGAATCAAGAAGAAAAGAACTAAGAAGCAATTAAAAGCTTCTAGAGATGAATCATACGGTAAGTTCGGATCTGCTATGAAGAAAAAAGGTAAGATCAATAGATAATGTCCAAACGCAACATTAAAAAACTTATAGAGATGAAAGCGAAGGGTAAGAAGAAAAAGAAAACTTCTTCGTCTGTAGCTAAAGATGCTTTAATTGGAAGAAAATATTTTTCTAAAGGCACTGATGGCAACTCTATGATAAGACAGGCACAAGCAAATTATAACGGCAGTTATATTTCTGGAAGCCTTGGGGGTGTTGAAGTTGGAAACAAATCTTACAAAAAATATTATAAGGGGTTAATCTAATGGCAAAGCTATGTCCAAAAGGTAAAGCCGCAGCGAAGCGAAAATTTAAAGTGTACCCTTCGGCGTACGCGAACATGTATGCTTCTGCAGTTTGTTCTGGTAAAGTTACACCAGGTGGTAAAAAGAAAAGAAAGAAAGCCATGGATGGTGGTTTAATGGTAGACACTGACATGACTAAAATGATTTATGGCGGATAA